GGGCCTTGAGTGGTCTTAGACGTCGCTCAACTCGTTATCATCGAACGCACTCTCTGCTGACTGACCGCCACCTAGCGCGTCAAATGGTAGTGACGTGTAAACCTGCGCATTTTTTAGCAGAAGTGTGACCCCTTTTGACTTACCACTTTTGTAGCTCATGGGAACAACTTGTAAACGGGCTTGCATACCCGCTTCAATTTCCGCCTCGGTTATTTGGGAACGGTCGCCATCGACACAACCCGCCCTTTTTTTAGACTTGGCGCGAATAACAATATGCCCCGCCATTGAGTCCATGCCCTTGTCTTCACCTGCCGTAAATGGAAAGTCAATACCGTCAGTGGTGCCAAATGCTTTTTCTGCCACTTCGTCACAAGCTTTTTTAAAGTTTGAGAGATCGACGGTTTTTTTGAACCCAAGTGTGACATCATATTTATCACTTGGGTATTTGTTGTTTGGGTGCTTTTCTGCGGTGTTCGGACTGTCGAAGTCGTAGAAAAACAAGGTTCCTTTTGGTGTCAATAAGGCCGACCCAAAAACATTTTCGTCACTGTTTGCCATTTTTAAACTCCTTTGTACTGAAATGGACTGATGAGATCAGATATTAAGTCGAGCGCCCTAAGTGTCAAGGCGTTGACTGAAAGTTTTTTCAAATACCATTGAAACATCTTTCAAAAAGGGTAGACATGACAATTGCAGACGTCTCTAAAGAGTTGGGAATCACAGAGCGTACCGTCCGCTACTGGATAACGCGGGGGACTCACTTAGGGCCATTCTTTGAACGGAGGGACACGGGGTTCTTTGTGTACAAGAGAGATTTCAACAGATTCGCGAGGTTCTACAAATGATTACGATCATCAAAGCCGACAAAGATTTATGCAAAAAGACGGATGGGAAAGGCGGGCTTCTGCCGTATCAAAACGCCTTTCTTTATGAGTCCGAAACGCAGAATGTGAAGTCCATCGAAGAATTTTCGGCGCTCCTGACTGAGCTTGAAAACAGACCAAGGCACGGGATTCTTCGAGATGAACCACTGGAGAACTCACGCGGTAGGAGGACTAAAGAGCGGTACAAACTTGTGCCTCGTGAGTGGTTATTATTGGACCACGACGCACCCGCGCCCCAAGGCTGTCCCGATTATGTTCAGTCACCAGACGAGGCCTTTTCTTGGATGGTTGATAACCACTGGCAGTTTTTGAAAGGGGTTGGTGTTCACTGGCAACTTGGGAACAGTGCGGGCGTTGTACCCGCCAGTGAAAAAATGTCGTGGCACTTGTGGGTTCTGCTTGACACGCCTGTATGTAACGCCTCTCGGTGGTTAGGGGCTCATGGTTTCGATGTGTCGATGACCAACCCAGTTCAGATTCATTACACCGCGTCACCTATGGGTGTGAATGTCCCTAAACGGTCGGGGCTTGTGATAGGTGGTCGGTTGTCTGGGGTGACTGAAAACCCACCTCACACACGTTCTGGTCTTAAATACCAAGACGGCTATCAGTGTACTGAAATGGATATAACCATGCTTGATATGGAGCTAGAGACTCTGAACGGGGACAAAGGACGACATGGGGCCTTGCGTTGGTGGGTTATTAGGGCCGTTACTGTAAACTACCCAGATGCGCACGACAGGGCCGTGGATAAGTTGGTGTCTTGGGGTCGTGGGGAGACGACGGCGCATAGTGAAGTGGCGCGCCTTATTGCTTGGGCTCAAACTGGTTTGGCAGATGGTTCTATTGAGGTTGACCCGATCTTGCGGCCCGATTTAGTATTTAGTGACGATGAAGAAAACGCAGTGGTTGATAATGCTGAGGAGCAAGCCGAGGCCTTGGGGTGCTCGTCTCTTATTAGGGGCCTAACTGATGCCGAGGATCGGTTTGATTGGCTTAAAGAAAACGCGCCACGGGTCGCTAAATTGGACCCGCTTGAGATGGGGCGCATTCGGGACGCTTGGGGCACTGGGGTTCGGACGTTCGATAAGACCGTTAAAGCCGCGAAACCACAAATAACCGTTGACGGGCAGATTTTCGAGTCAGATGATTGGGGCGCACTGGGGGCCGCATATGCGCCGACGACAAAAGGGCTTGTGTACAGTGAGGAGGTTTTTTACTCATATGTGGGGCGCAAATATGAAGAGAGCCCTTCTGAAGTGGTGGCGCAAGGATTGAGTGATTACATGAGTCAATGCTTTTTTGAGTCTGCCGACGCGCCCCCACAACGCATTAAGCCAAATGTGGGGCGTGTGGCTAATGCCCTTCAACAGGTGAAATTCGCGACCATGCGCCACGGCATCCATAGTGGGACTTGGCTTGATACTGGGGTGATTAGCGGGACTCCTTTTAAAAATGGGGTGCTCGTGGGCTCGGAACTTATGCCGCACTCGTCGGAGTATTTCTCGACATATTGCCTTGATTATGACTATGACACCGAGGCGACTTGCCCGCTCTGGGAGGCTAAAGTTGTCGAATGGCTCGATGGCGACGGTCAACGGGTGGATCTGTTGCGTCAGTGGATGAAATACCTATTGAGCGGACGTGATGACCTTCAAAAAATATGGGTGCTCGCAGGGGTGCCTCGTTCTGGGAAGGGGACTATAACGACGCTACTTAGAAGCTTGTTAGGGTTCGGCAACTGTTCAACGCCCCTTATGGGGCAGTTTGTGTATGACTTCGGACTTGAAAACAGTCTCGGAAAAAGGGCGATAATCATTGGGGACGCTCATATCAACAAAGGCGATCCCGCAGGTATTTTGGACAAACTAAAGTCCATAAGTGGTAAGGACATGATCCAAGTCAACAGGAAGAACAAGGCTCAAGTGAATGCTGTTTTGGGGCAAATTGTTCTGGCTTGTAATGACCTGGCCGATATCCCAGACGAGTCTAACGCATTGATTAGCCGATACTCCATACTGAACTTTAAAAAGTCTTTTGTGGGTATGGAAGACCCAACGCTTATGGGACGTTTGCTTCGTGAATTGAGTGGGATTTACAACTGGGCCATGGGGGCCCAAGACTTCGTGAACTTCAACGAGACTGAGGAGGAGAAAAAGCTAAAAGAGGGCCTTGTGACCGCATCTAACCCCGTTAGAGCATGGGGGCGATCTCAGTGCGTCGAAGGGTCGTGGGTGTCAAAGGAGGACTTATATCGCTCTTATGAGAATTGGTGCAACGAGATGCACGCCAGAAGCAAAGGAAAAGGCGCTTTCTTCAAAACTCTTTATCAGGTTTATCCATACTCCAAGGAAGTTCGAAAAAGAATTAACGGCTCGATTCAACGGGGAGTCGAAGGTCTGGCGCTTCGTGATGCCGACGATATTTTCCCAAGTGAGCCGATTGATGAGGTTTAAAGTGTGTCACCCTGTGTCACCCTTGTGTCAGGGTCTATTTTCATTTTTGTCACAGTTAAGTTATTTATTTTTAACATTTTATATTTACTGTGTCAACTGTGTCAATGTAAAACAAGTACTACATGTATATAAAGTAATAAAAGAATTAATAAACGCAATTATTATTATTCTCAATATAGCTGAGAAGAAGAGAAGGGTGACACACACGGCACACCGTTGTTTTTCAATGACTTATTTTTTGGGAGGTTGGCACACATGAGCCTTTACCCACATCAGATTGATATGCTGTCTCAATTAAGGGGTGGAAAGCGTTATATCGTCGCAAATCCGAGGACTGGGAAGTCCAGACCCGTCATCGAGTTTCTTAGTGAAAGTGAAAACGTCCTTGTGCTGACGAAAAAAGCCGCTATTGGAGGGTGGCTTTCAGAACTTGAGGCGTTGGGTGTTACTGGTTGGACCGTCTTGAATTATGAGAGACTCAGGACCAAGGGTTTTGATGGCGCCAAAGTCTGGGGCGCTCTTGTGCTCGATGAAGCCCACGCGATTGGTAAATATGCGAAACCAAACTTGTGCGTGAAGGCAATATGGAATTTAGCGGTTATAGGGCCGAGAGTGGGCCTTACGGCCACACCATGCGCAGAAAGCTACGCTCAGTTGTTTCATCAGGTTAAGGCCCTTCATCTTAATCTGTGGAAAGATCACAAGAATTTCTACGCTTGGCATAAGGCGTATGGCATCCCCGATCAGATACGGGCCAACGGTCGAATGATTGAAACGTACAAGAAAGTTAAGCCGATTGCTTGGGATGAGTTCGCGGCTCATTGCTGTATTGTGAACAGGCAGGATGTGATGAGCGATTTTGTTGAAGCAGACGACCACAGCACCGCATTGAGAGCCCCAGAAATTCTGGAGATGTGCGATAAACTGAAACGGGATGGCATTATTCGTATCGGTTCCCGTGTGGTCGTGGCAGAGACGCCGCTTGCTGTTGCTCAGAAATGTCAGCAAATCTGCTCAGGAGTTGTTTTAGATGACGAAGGCGAGCCCTTGGAGGTCAACCGAGTTAAAGTTGAATGGCTAAATAGCTTTAAAACGTCCAAAATTGCCGTTTTAACGTCCTTCAAGGCCGAAATAGATGTTATCGGTCGAATATACCCCCTCGTGTCCACTACAGACGATTTTAGGACGTTTTCACAAGCTAACTTCCATGGGTGGTTTGTCGGTTCCATCCAACGCTTTAATGCAGGTGTTGATCTTTCGTCGGCCGAGGCGTTAGTTTTTACTTCTTGCCCTTGGTCATCGGTTCAGTATCAACAGGCGAGGGACAGGTTACTAAGGCGCGACAGGACCAGATCGGCGCCCGTTTACTTTCCAGTGATTGCGAGCGGTATTGATGAGCAGATTTATCGAGTAGTCTCAGGTGAGAAACGAGACTTTACGGCCCGCCAGTATCAATGACCGAGCAATCAATCCAGAGGAGCATTCAGCAATGGCTAGAGAAGAAAGGCGCTTATGTGGTCAAAGTCATCCAAGCGAATAAAGCAGGCGTTGCTGATATTCTATGTTGTTATCGTTCTCAATTCATTGCGATTGAAGTGAAGACCCCGCAAGGGCGCGTTGCTGAGCTTCAAGAGTATCACCAAGAATTGGTCACAAAAGCGGGAGGTGTTGCGATGATTGCTAGAAGCGTTGACGATGTTCGGAATGTAGTAGAAAAAATGGGTTGACTGGTCAGGCATCTACGAATAATGAGTTGTGATGGGGTTATCATTTTATCAACGACGAATGCAGAGGCAGGACACGCCTAAGCCGACGCGTGATGTGATGGCGCGCCATAAGAACAAAGACTCCATGGTGGTCTATAACTCCAAGAAGTGGAAGACTCTGCGCGATAAAATGCGCGCGATCATGCCCGTGTGTCCCGATCCATTTGGTAACCATGGCGACAAGGTGGTAGCAAGCAGAGAGATTCACCACATCATTCCTATTGATAAAGACGAAGGGTTTGCATTCAATGAAGACAATTTGATCGCTTTGTGTTCGGCTTGTCATCGTTCGGCCGATCAACTTGATGACTTCGATCCAGTAGCTCAGCGCGGTTTAATGCGAAAAATGAGAGTGCGTTCTCTCGCCGAATCAGGGATGGGGTAGGTCTGAGTGTTGAAAAATCAACAATGAAAAAGCACGTCCCCACTCTAATATGCAACTTTTTGACCTTGAAGCGTAAGGGGTTAAATCAATAAATCTTCTTTATACGGACCTAAAAAACAATGGCTTTTAAATTCTCAGATGCTCCACCTGTACTGGACGAAGTGGGTAAAAAAGAGTGGGCGCGCATCTGCCGTCAACTGAACAAACACAAACTCGCGGACGAATTAGATTATCAACTCGTCACCGCTTATTGTTCGGCGTATTCAGACTTCATAAAATACCAGAACGAGAGCAAGTCGGGGCGCGATATTTTTACGACTGAGAAAGGCTACGAGGTCAAGAGTCCTGTCGCAACATTGAAGCGTGAGGCAATGGATTCTATGTTGAAGTTTGCTAAAGAGTTGGGTATTGGCCCCGCCAATCGTAAACGCCTTGGACTGATGGATGAAGTCGAAGAGGACGAGTTCACAGCATTTCTAAAAAAAGGAAAAGCTAAAAAGGCTTGATTTGTCGAATTGAATCGTTATGATGAATCGGGGCACTCTTTAGCTTGATCACTTTAGAGGGCTTTTCCTTATCGGCCAGCCCCATTTTTTTTAGATAAGGGATAGGAATAAGGAAAATGGATATTGAAAATTGGCTGCCTGTCGTTGGGTACGAAGGTTTTTATGAGGTCTCTGATTTGGGGCGGGTTCGTAGTCTAACTAGATCCATCACTCAAAAGAAACGCAGTGGCAAAACTTACATTAGGTCAGTCGGTGGTAATATATTAGGTGGCCATGTTGCTACTGGTGGCTACAATTATTTTAGAATGTCGCCCGATGGCAAATCAAAAAGCGCTCATTCCATGGTGGCTGAGGCTTTTATTGGGCCAAGACCAAACGGTCACGACATTGATCACCTAGACAATAATAGGTTAAATAACAAACGGAACAACCTTGAATATGTAACGAGGCGTGAAAATCTTATTCGTGGTCAAATGTGCAAGCTTAATCCCAATAAATCTAGTCGGTATCCAAATGTTAGATGGAATCACCAATGCAGAAAATGGTCGGCGGCGAGGGGGATTAAGATAGATGGTCAGCATAAAACTGTTCACGTTGGGTATTACGATATAGAAGAAGAGGCATATGTGGCGATAAGGTTTAAGACTGACGATGAATTGAAGAAAATGCTATTGGATCGCAGAGCTAATATGAACATTTACCAAACAAAAAGCGGATCTTGGTATTGTATAGTGTCAAAAGGTGCTGTCAGGAAAGAGTCTAGAGTTTTTAAAACTAAGGCATTGGCAGCTGCTGAGCGTGACAGATTGAGGATCGAGATAAATGCCTAAGGTTCCTCAAAAATGGATGCGCAATGAGTCGGATTTAGTTGCCGTTGAGCAAGGTTGTTTTTTTGATCAATCAAAGGCGGATCATATTTGTGATTTTTTTGAAACTTTTCTTAGTGTTTCAACTGGCAGACTAGCGGGGAAACCTCTCAAACTTTTGCCGTGGCAGAGGGATTTTTTATCTAGATTGAACGGGTGGAGGAGTTCCGACGGTGAGCGAAGATTTAGACGAGCGTTTGTTGGGATCAGCAAGAAATGTGGAAAAACATTTTTAAATTCTGGATTGGCTCTTTATTTTGGGTTAGCTGATGGCGATATTCAACCAGAAGTGGTGATGGCGGCGAGTTCACGCGAGCAGGCTACGATATGTTTCAGAGAGTCTAAAAATATGATAATGGCTTCTCCCGCGATCAAGAAGATATGCAACGTGGTGGACTCAAGAAAAAGGATTGAGCTACCTAGCGCGAGTGGCTACATTGCGGTTATTTCCAGTGATAGCAAGCGTTCTGAGGGCATCAATGCTTCTCTGATTATCTGTGATGAGTCTCATTGTTGGTATGGGAGGGAACTTTATGAAGCTTTAGAGTATGCAGGCGTGGCTCGCGCAAACAGTTTATTGATTGAAACCACAACAGCGGGCACAGATAAAGGGTCATTCTGCTACGAAAATTGGGTCATGGCTCAGAAGGTGATCAGGGGCGATGTCATTGATGTTACTCTGCTTCCGATTGTTTATACGGCAGAAGGGTTAGATTTTGATGATCCAAAATCTTGGCACATGGCAAATCCAAGTTTAGGAACGGTTTTGAGCGAAGATGATTTTCGTGACGCACTAAATAAAGCCAAACAATCACCGATAAAATGGCAATCCTTCCAACGTTACCGCTTAGGAATTTGGGTAGACTCAGCAAAAGCGTGGCTAGATATGGAAAGATGGGGCCAGTGCGAGACAACAATAAGCAAGGATTCACTTGTGGGCAAAAAATGCTTTGGTGGATTGGACCTGTCACACAAAAAAGACCTTACCGCGTTTGTGCTTTATTTTCCAGAAGATAACGCTTTTCTTTGTTGGGCGTGGACGACAAGTTATCAGGTGAATTTGAGGAGTCAAAAAAACAAGGCGTCATATCTACAGTTTATCGAAGACGGAGAGCTTGAAGCGCTAGACGGTGAGATTATTGAACACGCTTTTGTGAGAGAGAAGATTTTAGAGCTATCAAATATCTACGATATCGAAACCATAGGCTATGATCCGTATTCAGCGCAACAAATATGTGTTGAGCTTGAAGGCGAGGGTATTGATATGGCTAGTTTCAGACAGGGTTTTGTCTCGATGTCTGAGCCTACAAAAGCTTTCGAGGCATTGGTACTACAGAAAAAGATTCAGCATTTTGATAGTCGGCTTTTACGGTGGACCGCTTCCAATGTCTGTGTTTCAGAGGATCCAGCGGGAAACATTAAAGCTGACAAATCCAAGTCCCATGAAATGATTGATCCTATCATCTGCGCAATTATGGCGCTGGGTATAGCGGGCGTATCTACACCAACGGGGCCAAGTGTCTATGAGTCTAGGGGCATATTGTCTTTTTAGAATGCCGACTAGAATGGGGCGATGTTCGACTGGTTGAGTAACCTCTGGACGCGCCAAAAGCCGCAGGGGGCAGGGCTGAGAATCCCTAGTTCTGGAAGCACAGCGGGCGAGGTTGTCACACATAAAACCGCGAACACGGTTTCGGCTTATTATGCCGCGATCAAAAATGTGAGTGAAGACATGGGCAAGATCCCGTGTCATGTTCTGAGTGAAGATTCGGAAGGAAACACCGAGCTTGCAAAAGACTTGCCGATCTACAACATTTTAATGAAGCGTCCAAACTCCATGATGACGGCGCTGACGTTTAAGGAGTTGTTAAACTCTTGGGCTCAAGGGTGGGGCAACGGGTTTGCAGAGATAGAATTTGATGCTCGTATGAACGTAACGAATCTTTGGCCGATCCATCCCGCGCGCGTCCAACCTTATATCTCTGATGAGGCTGAGCTTTTTTATTATGTTTACCCCGACTTCGATATTCGAGGCGGTGAGGTGAACCAACTTGGTCAGCCGATAATTCTAGCGGACTGGCAAATGTTCCACATAAAAGGGCCGACTGAGTTTGGTGTCTGGGGCAAATCTGTTCTTGAAACGATGGCAGAAAGCATTGGACTGACAATAGCGACTCAAAAATATGGCGCTTCATTTTTTGGAAACGGAACACAAAGCGGCGGTGTCTTAAAGCACAGTGCTAACTTGAGCGAGGAAGCGGCGACCCGTTTGGCTGAGAGCGTTAAACGCAATCACCAAGGTGCGGGCAAGGCCAACAAAATAATGGTGCTTGAAGAAGGCATGGAGTTTGAGAGCACCACTGTGAATCCCAAAGACGCCCAAGCTTTAGAACTTAGGCAGTTCCAAGTTCAAGAAATTGCGCGTTGGTTCCGTATCCAACCGCACAAACTACAGGACTTGTCTCAATCGGCTTATGGTGCCAACCTTGAAGCTCAGAACTTGGATTATGTCACCGATACTTTGCTCACTTGGGCGACCCGATGGCAACAAGAAATTGACTCAAAACTCATCCTTGTCGATGGATACAAGTCAGATTTTGACTTTAAATTTTTACTAAAAGGCGACAGGGCAGGACGAGCGAGCTACTATAACACAATGCACTTCATGGGGGCTATGAACGTCAACCAAATCCGCAAAGCTGAGGGCATGAACTCAATCGGTGAGCGTGGGGACGAATACTACCAACAAAGCGCTATGGTTCCTTTGGGGCAGGCTAACGGTGGTCAAGAATCCCCTGTGCAGTCGTCTCCTCCTCAAAGTGGTGGCGATGAGAAAGCTTTTGCGTCCATCATCACTGGTGCTTTTGATCGTGTTGCCGCCAAAGAACAAAAAGCCTATGCAAACGAAGCTAAAAAGGATCGCGATCATGGAGAATGGTTAGAATCATTCAATGCCGACCAACTTCAATTTGCCATGTCTGCCATTATGCCAGTCATCACAACTATGAACGACTTGGGCATTTTGAACGGTTCGGATACGATCAACGCTCTATACAATGAACTTAAAGAGTGCTACACGTCACGAACGACACTTGACGCCTTCCAAACTTCCGATTTAATGGCCCTCTATAATGCATCCAAACGATAAACCATCATGTTTTCAGAGTTACATGGGCCATTGGCTTATGGAACCAAGGATGATGAATCAATGCGTTGCTAGTGTAAAGGCAGGCGTTCTGGACGGGCAAGAGTCTCAGCCTAAGTCTGATTTGTACGTTGAGGATGGAGTTGCATTTATTGAGATGAATGGTCCGATGATGAAAGCGCCATCTAAATTTGGTGGGTGTTCTACTGTTTATGTTCGCCAACTTGTGCGCGAAGCTATGGCATCCGATGAAGTTAAAAAAGTTATGATGATTGTTGAGTCTGGTGGTGGTTCTGTTTCTGGAACTAAGGAACTGGCCGACGATGTAAGGGCATTAAACGAAAAGAAACCCGTCACCGCCTATATCAACGACATTGGTGCTAGTGCCGCTTATTGGGTCGCCTCTCAAGCTTCAAATGTTGTTTGTAATGAGATGGCCGAAGTGGGATCTATCGGAGTTGTTGCTGTTGTCGAAGACACAAGCGAAGCATACGAAAGGGCAGGCGTGAAGGTTCACGTTATTAGTACGGGCGATATGAAAGGCGCATTTACTGATGGCGCTCCTGTAACTGACGCCATGATTGAAGAAATGCAGGCCAAGGTCGATTTCTACAGTGTCATGTTTAAAGATGCCATCCTATCGGCCCGTGATATTCCAGACCTTGATTCTATCGCTGATGGTCGCACATATACAGCACAGCAAGCTTTAAAATTTGGACTCGTCGATGGCGTGGCTAGATTGGAGGATGTTGTGGCTCAACTTAAACAAAGCATCGTTTTAGATGCTCGTAAAAAATCCGTCAATCTCCGATTAAGCCAGAGCGCCAAAAGGTGAAAGACAGTATCTCAACACTATAACGAGGACAAAAAGTGTTTTCCAAACAAATCAAGGCGCTCTATGATAAGGCGCACCAACTCAAAGCAGATGCAGGCGATGACATCACCGCCGAGCAACTGGACCAAATCGAGGCATATTTGGGCGAAGCTTCTGAACTTGAAGCCAAAGCTCAACGTATGGCCGATCTCAATGCTAAAATGGGCGAGGCTCCCGTGGCAAAATCAACCGTCAAAACTGGCGCTGTAATCACTTCTCAAAAAGAAGGATTCGAGTCAGATCCAAAAGCAGGCTTTAAAACTCCAAATGAGTTTTTCAAAGCTATCGCTCAAAACAAAGGTCAAGCGGGCTCAGATCATCGTTTGAAATTTCTTGCCGCCGCAGGAAGTGACGAGCACAATACTGTAGACGGTCAATATGGCGGTTTCGCTGTTCCCGAGGGCTTCTATTCTGAGACGCTCAAAACCGCTCCAGAAATGGACCCAACCGCAGGACGCACTCGCAACTTGCCTATGGACGCCCCTGTCGTCAATATCAATGCTCGCGTTGATAAGGACCACAGCACAAGCGTTGTAGGCGGTTTGACTGTAGGTCGTCGTGCAGAGATGAACGCCGCTTCATCAAGTCGTCAAAGCATGGAACAAATCACACTCAAGGTCAACGCCTTGAACGGTTTGAGTTATGCTACTGATGAACTTGTGAACGATTCACCTTCAACTATTGCCGCTTTGCTTGCTGACTTCCCTGCCGCTTTTGCTGACAAGGAGTTCCAAGAGAAGCTTGACGGTTCTGGAAACGGTGAGTTTGAAGGGATCAACAACTCTCCCGCCATGCTGACTATCGCAAAAGAATCGGGCCAAGGTGCAGGCACTATCGTTGAAAAAAACCTTACCAAAATGATGAGTCGAGTCTATGGCATGAATAGTGCCGTGTGGCTCATGAATCATGACGCTTTACCTGAGCTGACTGAGCTTGGCGGTTCTGACAAAAACATCTGGCAAGCAAATGCCGTTGATGGTTTTGCGGGTACTGTTTATGGCTTGCCTGTATTCTTCACTGAATATGCCAAGTCGTTAGGTTCAGCAGGTGACGTGATGCTTGTTAACTGGAATGAGTATCTTGTGGGTGAGTATCAAGGTATGCAGTCTGAGTCTTCTATCCATGTTCGCTTTGTTGAGCATGAGCAAGCTTTCCGTTTTGGAAAACGCAACGATGGTCGTGGATGGTGGAGATCAGTTCTCACGCCTAAAAATGGCTCAACCAAATCACCGTTCATCAAACTTGGAGCGCGCGCATAATGAAACTTTCTGAATGTATCAAGATCGAGTCTTTTGACTTTGATCCAGACGCCACCACAGAAACAGAAATTTCTTGGACTGACCTCCGAGACTTCAACTGTTTTCTTGCACAATTCGTCCGCACTATCGGTGCTGGTGCAGTAACCTTGAAGATTCAAGGTTCTGCCGCTTCTGACGGATCAAACCCTGTTGATGTTGTCACCAAGACGGTATCTGCTGAGCCTGACGCAGTTGGTGATTGTATCTTCTTGGAAGCTACTGAAAACGACTTCTTAGCCGCAGGCGAAGGATTGCGTTATGGTTCTGCCGTTGTTTCTGTTGCTACAGCAGGCGACGAAGGCGTGGTAACTTATGTTCTCGGTGGCGCTCAGCATAAATATGCGGGCCTAACTTCCGATATCGTTGCCTAGTTCCTACAAAATCGAGAAGCTTACAGAGGCGGCACAACCTGCCGTTTCTGTTTGCGACTTGAAGGATCAGATCGGGCTTGACTCATCCGCTTATGATGATCTCATCGAAGCTTATGAACTCAGTGCCCGATCTTTGATTGAACAACAAACAGGTCGTATATTAGCGGAGTCTGATTTTGTTGTCTATTTGGATATGTTTCCAGATTGTGATTTTTACTTTTCAAACGGTCCAGTTTCCTCGATAACGTCCATTGAATACTTAGTTGATGGTGTTTGGACTGAGGTTTCGAGTGCTATCTACCTATTGGGGCGCGGCTCCCTTTTATCTCAGCGCGTTGTGCGTGTTGATGGTGCAGAATGGCCGACTGATAAAGATTCCCAAAACGAATCTGTTCGCATAAACTACACAGCAGGCGGCGATGATGTGAGGGGCAACCAAGCTTTGCGTCTCCTTGTGGCCCATTGGTTCGCTAATCGTGAGGCTTCCATTGTTGGGGCCGCCGTTGCTGAGTTACCTATGGGCGTTAAAGCTCTTATGAATAACCTCAAAAACTACACCGTGAAATGATCCGCGCGGGGCAACTGAGAACGAGGGCGACTTTTCAGCGTCCAGTTCGCACTCTCAACGATATTGGCGAGGAAGTCGTCACTTACGAGGACGATTTTGATGCCAGTGTGTCCATTAAAGGCATTCGTGGCTCAATGGTTGAGAATGCTCGTCAGATTGCCCCAGAAGCTACGCATAAGGTGATGCTTCACTATTGCAAGGATCGGGTGCTCAACGAATCAACCAGAATGACATCTTGTGGCAGAGAGTACGATATTATTTTTGTTGATGATGTTCAGTTAAAGACAAGGTTCTGGGAACTTCACGTTAAACAACGCAAAGGAGCCCATGGGGATCAAACAGGCTATTAGATCCTTGGTGCTTGGTGAGTCCACCATATCGGACTTGATAGGCACAAAACTTTACGCGACGATTGCCGAAACAAGAGCTCAACTTCCTTATATTGCTTATGAGCGCACAAGTTCTGAGTCTATGAGTGTAACCCTTGGCGCTGTTGGTGATCTTAGAAAAGATAGATTTGCTTTTCAAGTCAACACTAACACATCCTTAGAGGGCGAAAATATAGCCGAGGCTTTAAGAGTATTTCTTGAATCACAGTATTTAGTCTCACCTGAGGGTGTGCCTATATCTAGGTTCTACTTCTCTTCCCAATCGGAGGGTGAATATTTACCCGAGGGTCGGGAAAAGCCCATTTATGAAGTAGTTCAAAATTGGGAGGTTGTTTATAATGCCTCTTAAAACTTTACTTGATATGGAAGTGTTTGCCTCTGATATGGAGTTGATGCTTGATAAGCTATTGGAAGAAGTAGCCGAAGAAAAGAGAGCCATGCGGGGGCAACGAATTATCAACAGCGCCCTTAAAGGTATTGCTATGGATATGCTTCCCGAGGTTCAGAATGCTTTTCGAAAAGATACGGGAACAATGGCGGCCTTGACTGCCGTTCGGCGTATCACTAAACGCGGCGGTGGGTGGAGAATAGGAACGCCAAGGCGCAGGGAATTAAAACAAAATCGTATTAATAGCATAGGGTCCAGTTCTCAAGGATCAAAGATTGGCGAGGGATACTACCCTATGCACATTGAATATGGTTTTAAAGATTTTAGTGGAGACTTTGCTATGAAACGCACCTTAGAATCCAATCGCACCAGATCGACTTCATTAGGCGCAAAGCTCATCCGCAATAGACTAGAAAAGAAAGCCAATACAATAGCCAGAAAGCAAAACCGCATCACCAAAAAAATAGAGAGATTTAGCTAAAATGCCAGTAACAGCACAAGACGGAAGTTCAACCACTATATCTTACGGTGGCACTGATTTAGGGGAAGTGACAGGGATTGACTGGTCAGGCATGGAGCGGGCGATTATCGAATCAACCAACCTTGCAACCGCAGACGCCAAAACCTATATCGCCGCGAGTATTTACGATGCGGGCTCGGTTTCCGTTGAGATTGATGTGATTGGTGAAAATGCCATGACTTTAATGACAACGCTACAAGCCGACCCCGAAGCCGCAGGAGCAACACTTGTCATCACGTTACCAACAACAGTCGCTTACACATGTCAGGCTCTCGTTCAGTCATTTGACCCGCTGAGCGTCACGTCTGGCGAAAAGGTAACAGCCTCGATAACATTTAAACTAACTGGTGCTGTATCTTGATTTTAAATCGAGAAAACATCCTCGGTGCTCAAGATTTTGAAGTGACCAAAATACCCGTCCCCAGGTGGGGCGGCGATGTTTGTATTCGCCCATTTAGCGCCGCGATTAAAGATAAAATCGAACAATGCCAAAACGATCCCAATTACAAGGGGTCTATTCGTTCCCTGAGTTTAGCGGGGTCCATTTGCGATGAGAAAGGCAATTTGATATTTGAAGCCAATGCCGCAGATTTAAAAGCATTAGGTAGCAAAGACTTAAATTCTGTTGATATTGTGTTGGAGAAAATTCTTCAAATTAATCTGATCACCGAGGATGAAATATCGGAAAAATCAAAAAACTAGCAAACCTTCCGACTAAAATGTTTTGTCATACTCTTGCGCTCGCCTTGGGTATGACAGTCGCGGAGGTTCAAGAGAAGGTGAGCGGCGAGGAATTAAAGTGGTGGATGGCCTACAACCGAATCAGTCCAATAGGACCAGAACGCCAAGACTACAACGCCGCCTTGATTGCGTCAACGGTCTTTAACTCTCAGCGCACTAAAGGCAAGCCTATTGAGATTGAAGACATGGCTTTAAAATGGGGTGTAAAGAAAAAAATGATTCGCGGCGCGGAAGCGATAGGCAAACTTTTGTCCTCAATCCCCATTATGAAACGGAGTAGCTAAAAAATGGCAATTGCAGGGGTTATGAATCTGCTGTTTAAAGCAGATACGGGAGACGCTGAACGTGGTCTTAAAAAAATGCGTTCGGAAACAACAAAGACTAATTCGGTCTTAGGGAAGCTGAAAGGCGGGATTGGTGCTTTGGTGGGTGGCATGAATCCACTTACCTTGTCACTTGCGGGAGCAGGCGCGGCGATGAGTGCGTTTGTTATCAAAACAAACGAGGCGAACAGGGAGACAGCATTGTGGGCTAGTCGTCTTGGGGTAGCCACGGATAAATTCTCCCAACTGGCAGAGGTTGGCAAACGCTTTGGCGCTGAGTCTGACGACATAGGAGACTCTATGAAGGATCTTAACGAACGTATCGCAGACGCCGCCCGAGGAAACAAGACGTATGAAGACGCCCTAAAAATGGTCGGTTTAGCTTCAAAAGATTTGATCAACCTACCTGTCGAAGAGCAATTTTTAAGAGTAGCGGATGCCATTGGTAAAATGAATAATGTGGGTGATCAAAACTTTGCCTCGGCTGAGTTGATGGCAGACGCAGGTTTTAGGCTTATCCCTATGTTTAGGCAAGGGGAAAAAGCTATTCGCGGCCAAATGGCTCAGATGGATAAACTCAATATATCTATGAAGCGTGGCGCTTCGATCATCACCAAAGAGTATGACGTGGCAATGACGGCGCTCGGTCAGTCCCTGAGCGGAGCTTCTTCAAAATACGTTTCTGGATTCACGCGGGCGATGTCTATGGCCGCAAAAAAGACGTCTGAGTTGATTGATAAAATGCGCGGGCTTGATGAGATCACCAAGAGCCAACTATCTATTGAAGCTGAGTATAAGCGCACCAAGGAATTAGCGCGACAAGCCAAGATCAAAGAGGATTCAGCAAAGCTTGAAAAGCGTTGGGCAGATGCGCGAGCAAAACGCCAAAAGGATAATGCCAGATATCAACTTCAAGTCGCTGAGAGAATGCGAGCTTACGAAGCGAAAAGAGCGATGCAATCTCCAACGACATCGGTGTTGGGTCCACAAGAAGGCACGATCATGGAGTCTATGACGGCCAGTTTGCAGAGCAAAATTGCTTCTTTGCAATCTCAATCAAGTCAAAATATAACATCTATGCAATCCTTTGGAACACGACAAGGAAACCCAAACAAGATAGGGTTTGGTAGTGCTTCAGAAACAAGGGCGCAACGTCAAATTAAATTGCAGGAAGAACAAAAGAACTTGGCGCAGTTGGCACAGGTTGAGCTTGTGAAACAAACAAAAGCTTTAGAAGAATTGAAAAATATCAATATTCCATTTTTGGGTGCGGCAGGATAAAATGGCAGTCACTTTAATTTCAGAACTTAGGGACGGATTAAATTATTTCGATAATTTAGAGGGTGCTTTCGGTGGTGGTTTTAGCGCCATTTATAAGTCAGACAACCTTGATCCCGATGACGCGATTCAAGAGGTTATTGATTATTTAGACGCAGGCAATTCAGCTCTGGGTCAGCAATTCCCTGAGGCTCCTTATGACAAGATGATCGTCACCAGTCGTTCTATCACTCCAGTTAGTAACGATGACAGGAACCATTATTTAGTCACTATACAATTTGGCCCAAAGGCTCGCAAAACGGTTGCGGCGACAGCGGACTGGGTTTTTACTTTCAGCACATCTTTAGGTACAGCGGACACCAACAAAGATGCTTACGGATCATTTATTGAAGTTGGAACTCTAGCAGGTGACGAAGGCACAGTGGATGGAAACGGCGATTATACAGCAGTTCCCAAAACATCCGCGACAGTATCGAAAAGGTTCCCATCGGTTTCTATACGCGCAACGGGCCAAGTTGAGAATAACCCTTTTAGTGCTTACAACGACAAGGTAGGCACACTCAACACCACTGCCATGACAGTAGACGGGCAGACCTTGGCATCAGGCACAACCATGCTTGTCTCTGCTAATTCAAGC